CAAACCAAGGAAAACCATGAAACAGCCAATCATATCATTTAACACAAAATGTAATTATACAGAACACGGACAACGCATTGCCGCAACAATATTAGCTAACGGGGATGCTTACTTCGTGGACATAGACAGATGCATCGATGGACATATTCCGCAGCATCGCGCGTCAATTGACCATTTGACGCAACGGGTTGTCATGGACGCTTACCGTAGCGGGAATTATGAGCCTGGTTATCCGATGGCTTTATGGCGGCACAGCGAACCACAACTGGCAGAGCGATACGCTATTCGTGCCGCTCTTGAAACGGCAGCGGAAAACGCCAAGTAACCCGATGTTAAAGAGACATGGAAGCGAACCTGTTTATCCTTTTGGCCAGCTGCGACGCAGTTGGGTGTGCAATTTACGCTGGCACCCTTTGGGCGATACCTTGGGGTGTCCTTTGCGTTTGGTGCGCGGCGTTGGGGCTACACAAGGCTTTCGGTGAGTAAGTAACAAACAAACAAACAAACATACAGACATATGAAAACAAAAGAAGCATTAGTAGAAGCACTGCGGAAATTCGTAGCGCAAAGAAGCGGTATTGAATGGGGCAATTACGGGGGAAGCAGAGAGGCATTTATGGGGGATTATCGCCGCATTTTACGGGACGGGAAAGATGCTCGGGAGATGCTACGCTATATTGCCGGACGTGACTCAATAACGGGGGCGATGCTGGAACAGTGCCTGACGGGACGCCTATCCTACCGGAACGGAGAAATTGAGTATACAACGGGACAATATTTCGCGGTTGAGTATAGGCGTGCCGCTTGTAGGGCACTGGCTGAGTGTGTGTGGAACTGGCTGTGGCAATCCGCGAAGGGATGTCCATCGTCACTGCAAGGCAACATCCGCAAGGCGGCCAAGCGTGAGCTAGGACGGGGGATCGCAGCGCGTTGGTTTAATTGAGACTCAACCCCACATAAAACAAGATGCGTAAGGGAGAGGATGTGCTGTGGTATGCCGTGGCGGTGGTGGTGCTGTGTGCGCCGGTGTTCGTGAGGGGGTGCGTGCGTGCGGTGCAGATGGGGTGATGCGGGGAATTGTATTGGAGCTATACAATTAAGGACGGGAATCCGTTAGATCACAGAGCACATATTCAAGACGTGTGAGCCTCAGGGGCAACTCCCCTGGGGCTTTTTCGCGCCCTCGTTTGTCCGGTTCCTGCACCTTCACGCCGCTCCCATGTCCGATTCCTGACGCAATACAATGACGCAACATGGATACTTGCTACAGGTGCAGGCGCGAGCGAGCGGCAGCGGCGATGCATCTCGATTGCAAAAGCAGCATAGGGGGGGAGGGGGTCTCGGCTCCGCTTGGCGGAAGTGCTGCAACGCATCCCCACCCATACATTTTTTTCGTCAAATGCGGGTGGCGCGCACTGCGGCGATGTATCCAGCCTACGCTGGAAACATGGTTGCGCGAGCGTGTGTGCGTGTGCTAGCTTGGCTTGCATATATGGATACATACATCAATAGGAAGCAAGTGTTGCAGCAGTACGGGTTCGATGTCCGCAAAGAGCAATGGGCGTTGGAGGACGTCCAGGAGCGGCCTAAGGGGGTTGGCAAGGAGAAGTGGTATCGCAGCGAGGCAGTGGCAGCTAAAGCGGTGGCGAAGCTGGAGAGTGTGCCTGTGGAGCAAATGGTGGAGGTGCCTGAGGTGCGGAGCGCACAGCACTTGGCTTTGCAGAGCGTGGAACCGCATTCTGTACTCCACAAGCATGAGCAAGAGGCGGAAGTGGTGGCTGAGGTGCCGGAGTTACCCGTGTTGATTGTGCCGAAGCGCGAGGAGGAGCAGGGGGTTATTGAGAGCGTGGTGGTGGCGAAGAAGGCAATGAACTTCCGGTTTGTGATTGGGACGAGGGGTGAGGTTGTGCGGGTGCAGGATAATAAGCGGGTGAAGATCGGGATGCGGCTGGCGGTGCGGAGCGTGTCCCCTGGGCATTATGTGAGTAAGGAGATTGTGCGATGAACGCTGTGGGTGATATGGCTGAGAGGCTGGGGTTGAAGACCAAGCATGGGAGGGAACTGCTGTATGCTGCCGTGGAGCTTGTGCAGCTTATGGATCGCAAGCAGCAGGATTATGGTCCGAGGAACATCGATGAGTTCGGGATCCTTGGGGTAGTGGTAAGGATGAACGACAAGATGGAGCGGATAAAGAATCTGCTACGCAAGGATAAGCAAGCCGCATGTGAGGCTTATGTCGATTCGTTCAAAGATATGGCAGGATATGCTCTTATTGGTGTGCTTCTAGAGAACAAGAAGTGGGGATAAGGGCATAGCTATCCATTGCGTTGGTTGGGAGTATATGTATTTCTTTTGGGAGTATTCCCAGGAGCAAGTCGGGTCTTCCGGTAGGAAGAACAGACGCAGCATGGAGGTGATGGAGGTGGGAGAGGGGGTGCGGGTGATTTCCCGCAGAGGTGAACTTCGGGGCATTCGCCCCTGCGCGTACTGCGGCTTAGGCCTGCGGGCTTCGCCCTTCGAGCTTAAGCCTTGTACTTGCAAGCGAAGTTATATGTTCTTCTGCGGTAGCAGATTACATCCAGAACCGGAGTGGGAGATGAGAGAGCAGAATAAGCCCCTTCCCATAGAGAAGGAGCTTTTAATGCTTGATAGACAGATACATCCGTCACCGTCGCGGTTTGAATCGCTTCGCATTTTTGCCGTGGCACGAGCAGAGGTTTACCCATCAATGTACTCTAGTCTACTCTAGCGGACTCCACGGAAAGCAGTGCGTATGAGGCACTTCTATTAAGAGCGCGAGGCAAGCTCGCTCTCCTCTCCTTCACTGGTATGACGATTTTACTCGTAGCATGACAGTTACGCTGGTTCTATTTGAACCGCACTCAAGATACTGACATATGGACAAAGAGCAAGAAGAAAAAATCATCGAACAGATAATGAGGTTCAAGCAGGAGCCGCATCCTGTTTTGCCGATTGTGACGATGGAGCAGAAGCGGGAGATGATAGCCAACGTGGGCATCATGCGGACAATCGAGCTTTTGGACTTAAGGGAGGCTAGGGTTCGAGCGGAGCTGACAGATCCCATTCGATACGGGATGGAGTTCGATTCGTGGAAGGATACGGACAAGCTGCTTGGCGAGTTCAACGAGACATTGATATTGGGAGGCAACAGGGCAGGGAAGACCGAGTATGCAGCCAAGAGAGCAGCGCAGATGTTTGTGGGAGCAGACTTGGGGGACATGCCAGATTGGGTCAAGGAACGCATCGAGAAGCGAGGGGTGCGGATTTGGCTATTGCATCAAAGCCATTTCACCAGCGTGTCTTTCCAGCAGAACGTCTTTTACAAGTACCTGCCCAAGGAACTTAAGAACGTCAAGAAGAGCGTCCACACCCAGATCAGCTATAGCCAGAAAAACGGCTTTACAGACAACACTGCTGTGTACATGGGGAACCAGGTGTGGTTCATGAACTACTTCCAGGACATCAAGGTGATTGAGGGTGGCGAAGTGGATTTCATCTGGTGCGATGAGCTTGTGCCTCAGGACTGGCTAGAGACGCTTAGGTATCGGCTTGTGACAAGGAACGGCAAGATGCTAGTGACGTTCACTCCGATTGAAGGGTATACGAGCGTGGTCAAGGAGTATGTGAACTCCTCCAAGATTGTAAGCTGGAAAGAGTCCGACCTGCTCAAGGGAGGCAACGTGCTCGGTGTTCCAAACGGACATATGCCGTATATGGCGAGGAACGTGTTCGGTAAGCACGCATGCATTTGGTATCATTCCAAGGATAATCCGTACAACAACTGGCAACGGATGAAGGAAACCTTGCGCGGCAAGACCACGAACGAAATCAAGATTCGTGCATATGGCTGGGCAGAAGCAACAGCAGGAAGCCAGTTCCCATTGTTCAACGACCACAATATCTTCAGCACAGACCCAAGGGAAATCAATGGCACCATCTACATGGTTGCAGATCCCGCAGGAGCACGGAACTGGTTCATGCTATGGGCAAAGGTGGACAAGAACGGCGTTATTTGGGTGTACAGAGAATGGCCTGACCAAAGCTACGGAGAATGGGCACTACCCTGTGAGAAAGCAGACGGCAAACCTGGACCAGCACAGAGAAGTTCGGCAGGCCGAGGGGTGGATGAGTACTCGCTCCTCATCGAGACACTGGAGATTGACGACAAACAGAAAGAGGAAATTGCCGAGAGATACATTGACCCCAGAAGCGCAGGGACAGCAGCTATGACCAAGGAAGGCGGGATTACCCTGCTAGACATGCTAGTAGACGCTCATGTGCCTATGCACTTCATTCCAGCAGCATCAGCAAGCGTGGATGAGAGGGTGCTAGTCATCAACGACCTTCTTTGCTATGATAGAGAACAACCGCTTGAGCAAGGCAAGAACTTCCCTAGATTGATGGTGCATGAAACCTGCCAGAACCTTATTTACAGCCTGCGCGAGTGGACTGGAGCAGATGGCCAAAAAGGTGCTAGCAAAGACCCTATTGACGCCTTAGGATATTTAGTGATGATGAATCCACAGCACCAAGACTCAGTGGATGACCTTATGAACGCTGGAACAAAGTTCTGCGGA